CGAACCTGACATTAAGATCACTGTTGACCAGTGGCTAAAAATGAAGCAGAAGTTTGGACTTATACCCGACGCGCTAAGACGCAAGCACAATCTATATAACGAAGTTTTTTATTATAACCGAACCCTAATCCATAAGATCAAAGATGGTCATGAACCATTCTGGTCAAAGAACGGAGAACCAATAACTTACTCTAGGAATACACTTCACGCTAGGAGTCATGTTGTGGCTGAACACGAGCCAGACAAGATTCGAGCTGTATTTGGTGTACCTTGGCTTGTACTTCAAGCAGAGTTAATGTTTGTTTGGCCGCTTTATGCTGAGTACTCTAACCATGAGGAAAATTCACCGCTACTTTGGAACCATGAGACTATGAGAGGAGGAGTGAAGAAGTTAATCCGCGAGGCGCATGCCAAGTCTTTCTTCCATAGCACAATTTTAACGTGTGACTGGAGCCAATTCGACAAACGATTGTTGTTTGAGCTAATGAAAGAGGTTTTTACAATCTGGAGAGCGTACTACGACTTTTCGAGCTACGAAGAAACTTCTTTTTATTTCGGTAAATCAAGATCACAAGTAAATCCGATTCGCATCGAGCGACTCTGGCAATGGATGAACGCCGCAATACTTAACACACCAATAGTACTGCCTGACGGAAACGTTCATCGCTGGACATTTAACGGTTTTGGATCTGGATACATGATGACCCAACTCTTGGATTCATTCGCAAACGCAATTATGCTGCTTACATGCTTAGCTGCGCTTGGAATTCGAATCGAGGACGAGACATTTTGGATGCTAGTACAAGGAGACGACTCAATTATCGCTTTTTGTGAGTATGTTTATGGAATCAACTTTTTAGACAGGTTGGCTGACGCCGCTTTGTTTTACTTTAATGCTAAGTTGAATACTAAAAAATCACACTGCTCTAACAGCTTTCAGAATCACACAATACTGGGATACATCATCAAGAACCAATTCCCCTATCGCACAGATGAGGACTTGCTTAGACACCTTCTTTTCCCTGAGGCAACACGAAACACATGGAATCGCCAAATTAGCGTATTCGTCGGACTGACGTATGCTAGCTGTGGAATGAACGACAAATTCTACAATTTTGCGAAACACTGTTACTTAGAGTTGAAAAAGAAAGGAGACACCCCGAAGCTTAAACACTTGAAGCTGATGAGGTTCTTACTGCCACACGATATCGAAGACATCGACCTAGATGACTTCCCAAAGCAGTTAGATCTCGCCGCACAATGCTGGTTTCCAGCAGATCGGACGCACAAGATGAGGCAAAGGATATGGCCTACTGAACCCGGCCCGCGAGGAAGATTTTATTTTCTTCACGAATAGCTATTTTTGCTATGAATTTATATTTATAAAGAAAATTATTT